TGGTGTTAGTTTCGAGGAAGTAGCAGGTCGAGTTTAATTTAAATTACAAATAACCAAAGGAGGAAAAATTAACAATGGCATTTTCATTAAGTACATTTAAAAGCTCGCTCAGAGGTGGTGGTGCAAGGCCTAATCTGTTTAGGGTCGAAATACCAGGCGGAATACCTGGTGGAAACACACTAGAAGCAAAAGATCAACTTTTAATCAAAGCTGCTCAATTGCCTGAGTCTGCAGTTGGTATAGTAGAAATTCCTTTTAGAGGAAGAACTTTTAAGGTTGCAGGTGATAGAACATTTGCACCTTGGACAATAACTGTCATCAATGATGAAGATATGGCAGTTAGAAAGGCTATGGAACAGTGGATGCAATTTATTGCACAGTATCAAGATGGTTCAGGAGAAAATACTCCTAATGATTATATGAGATCAGCTACTGTTACTCAACTAATAAGAACACCTTCTAATAAGGGTGGTACTATTGGTGGTGGTCTTGCTGATTCAACTCAGTATAAATTCCATGATATTTTCCCAACCAATATCAGTGCTATTGATTTATCATATGATTCTTCTGATACTATCGAAGAATTTACAGTTGAATTCCAAGTACAGTTCTGGGAACCACTAAATTATTCCGCATAAAGTAGTAAGTATAGTATTTTTATGCTATACTAAATACTATAGTAACTATAGAAGTTTAGATAATGTCTAAATTGTTTGGATTCTCAATAGAGAATAACGAACCAATTTCACCAGACGTAGTTTCCCCCGTACCTCCGAATAACGAGGACGGGGTTGACTACTATTTAAGCAGTGGATTTTTTGGTTCTTATGTTGATATAGAGGGAATCTATAAAACTGAATATGAATTAATCAGGAGATATCGTGAGATGTCATTACATCCTGAGTGCGATAGTGCTATTGAAGATGTTGTAAACGAAGCTATAGTATCAGATTTAAATGATAGTCCTGTAGAACTAGACTTAGATCATTTAAATGCCAGTGATGGTATCAAGAAAAAACTTAGAGATGAGTTTAAATATATAAAAGATTTATTAGATTTTGATAAAAAAGCCCATGAGATATATCGTAATTGGTATATTGATGGAAGGATTTACTATCATAAAATGATAGATTTAAAAAATCCACATGAAGGTATTCAGGAGTTAAGATATATTGACGCAATAAAAATGCGTTATGTTAGACAGCAAAAGAAAAACGATAAAGACAAATATATGGTTGGTATGAGAAATACTAACCAAAATCCAATGGATTATGATTGGCCAGAGATTGAAGAATATTATATTTACAATCCAAAAGGACCATATCCAAATTCAGGTTCTGCTTCACAAGGAGGTGGTATAAAAATTGCAAAAGATGCAATTTCATATTGCACTTCTGGTTTAGTAGATAGAAATAAAGGAAATACATTATCATACTTACATAAAGCAATTAAATCTCTCAATCAGTTAAGAATGATTGAAGATTCACTAGTAATCTACAGATTATCTCGTGCTCCTGAAAGAAGAATATTTTATATTGATGTTGGTAATCTTCCTAAAGTTAAGGCAGAACAATATCTTCGTGATGTAATGTCTCGCTACAGAAATAAGTTAGTATATGATGCTAACACTGGTGAAGTTAGAGATGATAAAAAATATATGGCAATGTTGGAAGATTTCTGGCTTCCAAGAAGAGAAGGTGGCAGAGGAACAGAAATTACTACTTTACCTGGTGGACAAAACTTAGGTGAAATTACTGATATTGAATACTTTAAGAAGAAATTATTTAAATCATTGAATGTTCCCATCTCTAGAATAGAAGGAGATGGTGGATTTAACCTTGGTAGATCATCAGAAATCTTAAGAGATGAATTAAAATTTAGCAAATTTGTTGGACGTTTGAGAAAGAGATTCTCAGGATTATTCAATGATATGCTAAGAACTCAACTATTATTGAAGAATATTGTTACCCCAGAAGACTGGGAAACAATGAGTGAACATATACAATATGACTTCTTATATGATAATCACTTCTCTGAATTGAAGGAAACTGAACTATTCAACGAAAGAATGGCATCAGCAACAGCTGCTGAACCATATGTTGGAAGATACTTCTCTCAAGATTATGTAAGAAGAAAACTTCTAAGACAGACTGATGAAGAGATTATCGAACAGGATAAGATCATGAAAAAAGAGATCAATGACGGTACTATTGTAGATCCAATGGCACAACCTATTGATCCTCAAACTGGACAACCAATGCCAACACAAGATTTGGGAGCTCCGATCACAGAACCAGACTTAGAAAAACAAGGTACTTCTACTGAAATACCTGATGGTGGAGAGATATAAATATTAAGACGTATATATGTTTTTGATTTAAAATGGAAGACAATTTAATGGATATGATCATTTCTGATGAGTCTCCATCCAATATCAGCGATAAGATTAAAGATATTCTTTTTGCAAAATCAGCAGAAAAGGTAGATAATTTCAGACCAGAAGTGGCTGATTCTACCTTTAATTCGGGTGAAGAGGAAGAAGAAATAGAAACAGAAACACCTGAAACACCTGAAGCATCTGTAGAAACAGATGAAGAAGAGTAGTATTTATAAATAACTATTAATGTAATATTAGATTTAATAATGGCACATCAACCCGTTGGCACTAATATAGCTCGATCAACTAGTGGATCTAGTCAAAAAACAGATGCTATTGCTCAACAAACACCATATTTAAGAATAGTTAATGCTGGTAGTAATGGTGCATTTGTTAAGGTTGGTGATGGAGAGCCAACTGCAACAACTGCAGATTATTTTGTATCTACCAATGAACCAGCAGTTATTGCTTTAGGATCAGTAGTATCTGGACCTATAGCAAGTGCTACCGCAGGTAATCCAACAAAATTATATGTTCCAACAGGAGCAGCTACACCATTCCAAGAAGGTCAAACAGTTTCTTTAACAGTTACTGGACAGTCTTATTGGGATTTTTCTCATAAAGAAATTACTGGTATTAAGTTTGGTAGGAATGCAGAAGGATTAAATACTGCAGAAATAACAGTCGATACTAATACAACTGGTGTTGCGACTGCTATTAGTGGTAATGCAGATTTGAGAAGGTCAGTTAAACTTGCTGCTTTACAGCACAGTGGCACAACTACTTTAATGGTACAACAGATTCAGGTTACAGGAGCGTAATTATCAATGAAACTCATAAGAGAAGAAATTGAAAGTGTAGAATTTATTACCGAAGAAAAAAACGGTAAGAAATCACTTTTTATAGAAGGTATTTTTCTCCAAGGAAACATTAAAAACCGTAATGGTAGAATGTATCCTATGGATACTCTTCGTAGAGAAGTTGAAAGATACAACGAATCTAATGTAGGAACTGGTAGAGCACTTGGTGAATTAGGTCACCCAGATGGCCCTACAGTAAACCTTGATCGTGTATCACATAAAATTGTTTCATTAAAAGAAAGCGGTTCCAACTTTATTGGAAAAGCAAAGATTTTGAATACCCCAATGGGTAAGATTGCAGAAAATTTAATTTCAGAAGGAGTTAAGTTAGGTGTATCATCCCGTGGTATTGGTTCATTGAAGCAAACCAAAGAGGGATTCAATGTTGTTGGTGAAGACTTTATGTTAGCAACAGCAGCAGATATAGTTGCTGATCCATCAGCTCCCGATGCATTTGTTGAGGGAATTATGGAAGGTAAAGAGTGGGTATGGGAAGGAACTATACTCAGAGAGAAATTTGCATCGGATGCAAAGAGAAGAATCAACACTTTAGTTGATCAAAAACGGCTAGAAGAGAACAAATTAGGTCTCTTCAATGAGTTTATAAACTCATTGTAAAGTCTTATAGTATAAATAAATATAGATTTTTTCACAAAAAGGATTTCGGAGAAACTTCAAATGTCTAGTGGCAACAATTTACAGGAAATGGAATCGGCAGCAAAGCAATCCAAGACTGCGGTGAATGCTAACGCAGCACCAGCTCAGGCTATGGAGAAGCTTTCCACAGGCGGTGTTCCACCTACAGTGGAAGACCTTGGCGGTCCAACCCCAGAGAACTACAAACCCGACGATGATTCAGCAAAGCTAAAAGATGCTGGTGGATCTTTAAAGCAAGTTAGAGATGTAGTTAACAAAAAAGCTGTTAAAGCAGAAGAAACTGAGGTTTCTGACGAATCCGTTATTGAGGAAGAAGAAACTACTACTAACGAAGTAGTGGCAGAAGAAGAAGCAACTACTGAAGAAGTAGTATCTGAAGAAGAAACTACTGAAGAGGAAGTTGTTGCTGAAGCACCTGATTACACAGAAATTAATGTCGAAGAAGATGTTAATGCTCTTGTAGAAGGTGAAGAACTTTCTGAAGAGTTTAAGAACAAAGCAAAAACAATCTTTGAAGCAGCACTTAAAGGTAAAGTGACTGAAATCAAAGAAAGGTTTGAGACTGAGTACGAAACTAAACTCATCGAAGAAGTCGAGGAAATCAAAGACGCACTTAATGAGCGTGTTGATTCCTATCTAGAATATGTTGCTGAAGAATGGTTCACTGAGAATCAACTTGCAGTACAAGGCGGTCTTAAGGAAGAACTTACAGAGTCCTTTATGACTGGTCTTAAGAGTCTTTTTGAAGAACATTATGTAACTATCCCTGAAGAAAAATATGATGTGCTACATAGCATGGTAGAAAAACTAGATGATATGGAAACCAAGCTCAATGAGCAAATTGAGAAGAACGTTGGATTAAACAAGAGACTTGCTGAGTCTGTTGCTGACGGTATTCTTGACTCTGTTTCTGAAGGTCTTGCAGACACACAGAAAGAGAAGCTCGCCTCACTTGCTGAAAGTGTAGAGTTTGAAAGTGAAACAAAATATCGTGAAAAGTTGGAGACATTAAAGGAATCTTATTTCCCTACAAAGTCATCTCCAGCAGTTAAGACTGAGAGTTTATCAGAAGGAGTTGATTCATCAGAGGCAGTAGCATCTGGTTCAATGGCTCATTATTTAAAGACACTCCAGAATCTTAACAAATAATTGATTTTAATATCAAACAAACTTTAACTTTTACAAAAAAAGCAAATGTTCCATTCAGAACAATTGCAGGAAAAGTGGGCTCCACTCCTTAATCACGAAGGTTCACCCGAAATTAAGGATAACCACAGAAAAGCGGTTACCGCCGTCCTGCTAGAAAACCAAGAAAAATTCCAGAGAGAACAGTCAGCATTTAGCGAGTCTGGTTCTTTCTTAACAGAAGCAGTCCCAACAAACTCAACAGCATCTGGTGCTAATCCAGGTCTTGGTGCTGCTACAACAGGTGCAATGCAAGGTTTCGACCCTGTATTGATCTCTCTAATTCGTCGTTCAATGCCAAACTTGGTCGCTTATGACCTTGCTGGTGTTCAACCAATGAGTGGTCCTACTGGACTTATCTTCGCAATGCGTTCACGCTACGATAATCAAGGTGGTGATGAGACATTCTACGATGAAGTAAATACAGCATTCTCAGGTCAGCCTAAGGGTCTCGATGACGCTAACGGTTTCTCTGGTCCTACCGTTGGTATGGGTACAACTTCTCAGAAGTCTGAGGGTAACCCATCTGTATTGAACCCAACATCTGCTGCTAACAACCTTAAGTACAATACTGGTCAAGGTATGCGTACAGATTCTGCAGAGAATCTACACGGTACTGCTGGTGATGCCTTCAACCAGATGGCATTCAGTATTGAGAAGATTACTGTGACTGCGAAGTCCAGAGCACTCAAGGCTGAGTACAGTTTAGAACTAGCACAAGACCTTAAGGCAATTCATGGTCTTAACGCTGAAGCAGAACTTGCTAATATCCTTTCTACTGAGATCCTTGCGGAAATCAACAGAGAAGTTATTAGAACTATCTACAAGACTGCTGAACAGGGTGCTGTACAGAACGTTGCTAACGCTGGAACATTCGACTTAGACATCGACTCAAACGGTAGATGGTCAGTTGAGAAGTTCAAAGGACTTCTATTCCAAATTGAGCGTGATGCTAACGCAATCGCACAAAGAACTCGTCGTGGAAAGGGTAACATCATCCTTTGTTCTGCTGACGTTGCTTCTGCACTAACAATGGCTGGTGTACTAGACTACACTCCTGCACTTAATGCTAACCTTAATGTTGATGATGCTGGTAACACATTTGCTGGTACATTACAAGGTAAGTACAAAGTATACATCGACCCATATGCTGCTAACCTAACTTCTGGCAACGGAACACCTGGTAACCAGTATTACGTTGTTGGTTATAAGGGAACATCTCCTTATGACGCTGGACTGTTCTATTGCCCATACGTTCCTCTACAGATGGTTCGTGCGGTTGATGACAATTCATTCCAACCAAAAATTGGCTTTAAGACAAGATACGGTATGGTTGCAAACCCATTTGCTGAAGGTCTTAACGCAGGTGTCGGTGCTCTCACCGTTAACGCTAACCGTTACTACAGACGTGTTGCTGTTAAAAACCTCATGTAAGCGAGACGCTTATATTTCT